TTGTATTGTTAATAATATAATTTCTATTTTAGTTTCTATTTTATTTATTCTACTTTTTAATAAATTCATATTACTTTTTAATTCTTGTAATATTTTTTCATTTTCGTCTTCTTTTATTTGATTTTTCATACATGATGGGGTAAGACTTAGAAAAGACCCCATTTAAAATATATAATTATAACATATTTATAATTATATATTATTTGATATAAATTACAATTAAATTAATATATATTTATTTTTTTGATGATTTTTTACTTTTCTTACTTTTTGATACTTTTACAATTTTACGTCTGCTTGTTTTAGGTGCTTTATCAACAAGGTCTTTGATATTAATTCCTGCGATTTCTGTTTCATTTGCAATTTCTTCTGATAATTCTTTATATATTTTATGTAAATCATCAATTGTTTCAATATTTTTCATAGTAAATTCATCAATTAACTCATTGATTTTATTACTATCAAAATTTTTCTTAATTAATTCCATTAATTCATTTTTAGATTCTTTATTAAAAATAATTAATGTATTATGTTTTTTATTATAATAGTGTTCATTAACTAAACGGTTCATCATATTTTTATAATAATTATATTCTGTTGTTCCATCATCTACATTTGACATAACATTTGTGAAGTCAATAATAATATAATTTGAATTTTTTGTTAATTTATTACATACATGTGCTAAATCTTCTACTAATGAAATCTTTGGGTCAATATTAATATATTCATATTTACCAATCTTTTTCGGGTCAATTGTTCCTTCAACTGATAAATTTTTAAAACCCATTTCTTCTACTTGTTTAATTCTATCTTTTAATTCTTCATCTTCTGCACCTGGATTAAGTAACATTAAATCCATTTTATTAGCGAATGTATTGTATAAAATAAATGTATTTTGTGTAATTGTAGAGATATCTAATATTGATTTATTTTTAATATCTTGTTCTAAGATATCTTCAAGAATAATTTTAAATTTATTTTGAACTTTCTTAATATTATTGATTTTTAATTCATTTTGTTTAAAATATTCATCAAAAATAATTTCTCCATTTTTATAAGTTCCTACGCGAACAATTTTATTATTTAATAAATTTTTATCTAAGATATTATCATTACCAATATCTTTATATACATTCTTTAAGTTATCAACTAAATATTTTTTACCTTTAAAGTTAATAATTTTATATCTTGTTTCACTATCTGTAATAATAAAATTATCACGAATATTCCATGATTTAAAGTAATCTTCATATTCATTATCAACAAAACAAGTAATTGATTCATTATTTCTTTCCATATTAATATGACAATCAACAGCAACTTCTTTTAAACATTGTAAGATAAGTTTTTCTTGAATTTCTTTTTTATTTGCAATTTTACTAATCATATAATCAATAGAAGTGTCTAACATTTCTTTTTTAATATTTTTACGGAGTTGCATTAAATCTTGTTTTGATAGATTTTTAGATAAATTTAATTTATAACGTAAATCAATATAACTTGAATATTTGAAAATATTAACTAATCGAGTATTATATATTTTATTAATACTATCATTTCTAAAATCAATGAACTCTTCTTTTGGGATATGTGAATGCGAACATATACGTAATCCACGACCAATAATTTGTCTAATTACAATATTATTCCACCATGGTTCCATAATATGAATTTGACGAATACCCATTAAACTGATACCTTCTTTACCAGTTGATGTCATTAAGAAAATCTTAATTAATTTACCATCTTTATTTTCCATTGAGTTAAATACTTTTTTACTCCTATCATTTCTATGTTTTCCTGTCCATAGAATAAATTTACCATTTGGTGCATCTTTCTTTGCGGATTTATCATAATCAACAAAACCATTTTGTCGTAATGCCTCTGCAATAAATTTAATACCATATAATCCTTCAAAACGAGAATAGATTAATACTGGACCATTACTTTCCATTGCTTTCTTAATAATATGGTATGTTTTCTTTGAGAAATTTGCTAAGTTATTATTAATATTTAAAGGTTTTGAATCAACATCTAACATTTTTAAGATTTTTTCTTCAGAATCAGATGTTACTTTTTCATCTAATAATCTTGTTTTACTATTAACAGCACGAACATTAACTGGTTTTCCATTTTTTGTTAATGCTTTTGATAATAGTAGTTTTTCTTCAAACATATATTGTGGATATACGACATTTGATGCTTTTATTCGTGATAAAAATGTATTATTTAAATCATTCTCAAGTTTATTCTTTTTTAAGTTTTCTTGTATTTTTTCACGTTCTAAACGTTGTGCTAATAAATAACCAGTTTCTTGTGCATTATTCATAATACATTTGACTTCTTCTTCTACTTTTTGTGCAAAAACAGATTCGTTTATACCACGATAATAACTGACTAGACCGTTTAATCTTCGTTTTAACATATTTGGATTTTTTAGAGAATCCATATCTTCATTAAAGAATGTCATATCAAAAGTGTCACTATCTAAACCAAATTGAATTTCTGGTCTATTCATAATAGGTCCTCGAATAAGGTTTGAAATAATCGCAATTTCAGATGGTCTATTGACAATTGGAGTACCAGTCATTGCCAAGATTTTCATATTTTTTGCATCTAATAGCTGTCTATACATCTGTGATAATCTACCACTATCTACTAATTTATTAGAGAACATATTGATTAAGTTATGAAACTCGTCAATAATTACAACTGCATCATCAAATGGGTTTGTTCTATCCGAATATTTATTTGTATATTTTTCACCAGAGGTTAAACGAGTTGGGATTAAATCTAATTTATCTTTCCAACCACCTTTCATACTATGTGCATTATAGAAGACAAGATAATAATCATAATTTCTTAACATTTCAATAACTGCATTTTTGATTTTAGTTTGTGATTCATTTTTCATTGTTTCTAATAATCCATTAACTGCATTTCTTACAGTACAGTTTGAGAAACATTTACTTGCAATCTCTTTAATCCAAGGGTCAAATAATAGAGATGCAGGCATCATCATAATTACTTTTCTATGATATACTGAACGTGTTTCATAATCAGCACCAAAAGATTTTAATTTATAATCTCTGCATGCTTCTGAAACAAGAATGCCTGATGTAGTTTTACCGGCACCCAATCCATGATATACTAATAGACCTCGTTGTTTTAATTTTTCTTCTGGAATTTTATTAAGATGTTTCATATATTGATATAAGAATTCTTGATATTGAAAGAATTGTTGATGGTCACTTTCTTTCATAGAACTACAAATTTCTTCTCCAACAAGAGATGGTAATACATCCTTGGAATATGATTTGAATTTTTCACTTACATTTGTAATAAAATCAGATGAATTTGATTGTAAATACATTATATTTATATATAATATTTATATATAAATAAATTTTAAAATACTTTCTTTATAAAAAAACTAGTTATTATTCCTAAACATAATGCCAATATAATATTTATTATTGTAAATAGTTTATCTATATCATATCTAGAAAATGAAAATATATCTTTAATTGAGAAAAAGGAAAGACAATAATTAAGTATTGTCTCAAAAATTGACAAAGTATCCATATACAATAACATAAATTATATTTCTTAAATCTTTTAAGAAATATATTTATAATTTATATCTACATTCGGGACAACTACATTCTTTTTGAAGATTAAGTTGTTTTTCTTTCCAAAAATCAATACATTTTTTATGATAAATATGACCACAATTAGTAATATGAATATTACTGCGAATATTGTCTAAACATATTGAACATTTAATTGAAGAAGCAGATACTAAATAACAATTTATAAATATTTTTTTGAAATGTTGTGGAATAACTTTTTTTTCAATATATTCTGTTTTAATATTTTCACTTGTAATATTATGTTCTAAAAAATCACAAATATTTATTTTATCTTGAAACTTTTCTTTAAAATCAGAAGGTAAATTATTAATATGAGTAAAATTTCCCAAATGATTATTTTGTCCAGAACCTACATATAACCATAAAATATTATTCTTATATTTTTCAACAAATGATAATGGTAATTCTTCGATTTTTTTATAATTTCCAATTTTATTATTAATTAATCCACTACCAATAAAATCCCAATTAATTTTATTAATATATCTATCAATGAAATTAGTTGGTAATTTTTCAATTGGTGTATAATTTATATATATTTCAAATCCATTATTTGAAGGTAATACAAGTTTTAATCCACTACCAACAGAATTCCATCTTAAATAATTCTTAAATTCATCAATAAATTCAAAAGAAAGTAATTCTATTTTTTTAAATTGATAAGTATTTAAATAAGAACCATTACCAATTAAACACCAATTTATATAATCATGAAATTCATGAATAAATTTAAAGTTTAATGTATCAATTGATGAATATCCATTACTATTACTTCCTACATATTTCCAATTTATTTTATTTATATTTTTTTTAAAAAAATCCAATGTATTTTGATATGTCAGTTCCGATGTAATTAACATTATTATAATAAATAAACATATACTTATAAAATAAAATAATCTTTGTTTTTTAAATAAATTTTAATAAAAATCATTTAAATTATATTTAAGTTAGAAGAGGTGGGTCAATAAACATTTTAATAAATGTTTTATGAACTTCATCTTCTCTGCCCTTTTGTGCTTCATCTATAGTTTGGTCTACAAATTTATAAATGATTTTTTGTTTTGGTTTATCTTGTTGTTTATAATAACCAATAATAGCCATAATAACTCCTAGAAAGAATAAAGTAATAGGATATATCTTCATTTAATAATAATTAATATATTATAAATTATTATTTTTTATTTATATCAAAAACTATACAAAAATTAAATAGATGGTTCAAATTTCCAATTAAGTTCTTTACAAATTGCTTTCCACATCATATCTTGTTGATATAATTTTTCTTTTGATTTTAATAATGGAAAATATTGCATATATTGTCTTTGATTTAAAATTCCTAAAAATTTTCTAATAACATATGAATAACTTAAAAAGTTTGTTCTATCATCTGGACAAATTTTACTAAATGGTTCTTGTGTTTTTTTGAACATTATTCTCATTTTTTCTTCAACTTCTTTACTTAATTTTGGTGGTGGTTTATTATTAATCTTATTGATAATGTGAAATACTTGGTCATAATATTTTGAATATCCAGTTTTCTTTAATATTCGTTTCATTTTATCACAATCTATTTTAGAATAATCTTTGATTTTTTGTTTATCAATTTCAGTAAGAATTTTATCATATGCTTCTTGTGGAATAATAACTGGTTCTAAACCTTGGAATTTAGATAACCATTCACAAAAATGTCCATATCTTTTATATGAGAAATTTGTCATTTCAATAACCGGTTCTTTATATGGTATTTTTTCAGAATCCATAATTGTATAACTACAATCACCACATTTATTACATATATAAACAGAATCAACTACATTTAAAACTTTTTCTTGTTTGCAAGTATTACAATATGTATAATTATTAACATAACTAACTTTTCTAGATTCACTATTTTCATTAATTTTATCTAAATATTCTGCATAAATGTCAGTTTTATTAATTTTAGTATTTTTAACAATGAATGTATTAAGATTTTGATTTTCAACTCTATTATTTTTATTATTAATAAAATCAAAAATAGATGTTTGTTGTTTTTTCTCAGCTGAAACAATACGATTACCTGATTTATCATAATAAACACTTAATAAATCCATTGTTTTAATGAGATAAGTTGTTTCTTGTTTATTATTATTATAAATGTCTAATTCTTTTTCGAGATTTTTAATATCAAGTTTTATTTTAAGTTTAGATTTAATTTCAATATCACTACAATCTTGTAATTTTTTCTTTTCAATATTTTGTAATTTATTTTTTAAAACTTTAATTTTATTTTCAATTGAAGTTTTTTTATTATTATTTTGTTTAAAATCATTCATGATTTTTTTATGATAAGAATCTAATGTATTACATTTTTTGTTAGACATTTAAATAAATATATAATATATAATTAAGTATTGTAAAAGACTTAAATAAATTAAAAATATATATCTTTTTATTAAAAATATATATATAAATATTATATATTATTATGGTTATTAATACACTTGCTAAAAAATCTAGTATAAATAATCAATGTGCTCCAGATAAAAAGAATACAAGATTAACTTGTTTTTCATTAAATTCATTACAAAAAATTGCAAAAGAATTAAATAAAAAGAAAAAATTAAAAGGTAATTCAAAAATAACTATTAAAAATAAACCAAAATCAGTATTACTAAAGGAGATTAAACAAAAATTAAGTTGTGAAGTAACAGTTGATATATGTGTATTAAAAAAACAAAAGTTTTTTAATAAAGAATTAGAAAAAGAAATTCAAAAAACTTTTAAACCAGTTGGTCCATTAAATCATAATGCTTGGTTATGGACATCTCATATTGAAAAAGTAATGAATCAGTATGAGAGAAAATATAAAGATTTTGAATTTATGGGACCATATCCAATTGATTTTGATTATATATTTAAAGAGATTGCCACACTTGATATCAATAAAATTAGTAAAAAAATTAAAAAAATAGGAATTATTTTTAATACTGATGTTAGTACTGGAAAAGGAGAACATTGGATTTCATTATTTATTGATTTAGAAAATAGAACTATTTGTTTTTTTGATAGCGTAGGTGAAAAACCGCCTGTTCAAATTTGGAGATTAATAAAAAGAATTGAAAAACAAAGTAGTAAAAGTATTGCACCACTAAAAGTAATAGTAAATCAAAAAAAATATCAATATTTTAATTCTGCATGTGGAGTATTTAGTTTATGGTTTATAATATCTCGTTTAAAAGGACGGTCATGTGATTTTTTATTTAATATGAATAAGAAACTAATTAATGATAGGACAATAAATGAAAGACGGAAATTATATTTTAGAACAATTAATTAAGTTAATAAAAATAAATTATTAATTTTTATTAAATTTTAAATAACCATTAATTCATCAAGGTCCCATATTTCTACATTACCATTTGGTAATGTTCTTTTAATTTTAAATGGAATAACTTTTTTATTTAATTCTTCTAATGCAATTCCGTATGGAGTTTTATTATCTATTTTATCAATATCAATTAAAATACAAGACCCATTAATAATTTGTTGGATTCTAAATCCCAATAAGAAATTTTTTTCATATTTTGTTAATATATTAAAAGTAACTCTTTTTTCTGTTACTTTTAAATTACCATCTTCAATTATTTCAAAGTCTTCTTTTAATTCATCACCAGTAGAATCATCTTCTTCATCTAAATCATAATCTTCAACATCATCAAAATCTTCTTCAATAGTTGGAAGTTTACTTTTAATAATTGGTGTATTAATTCCATCTTCAATAATTTCAACAATATCTTCTTCATTTGTTTCTTCTTCATCTTCAATATCTTCAATTAGTTCTTCATCATCACTAATTGGTAAATCATCAAAATCATCATCGTCAAATGTGTCGTCTCCCATTATTACTTACTATGATTAATTTAATTATAATTATAATTTTCAATTTTATTTATTTTTCTTATTACTTTTTCTAAATAATTTTTCAACTTGTAATTCAAAAAGAGTATTTCGAAGTTGATTAATTTTATTTATGTATAAATTATAATATTCTGTATAATCAATATCATAACTACTACCCATATTTTTAAAATATTCTTTATATTTCATATGTTGTTTTCCATTTTCTGAAACAACACATCTACCAATAATTTTTTTATTTGTTTTTAATAGTTTAATTTGTGAAGAGATTAAATCTATTTTTTCATCTAATTCAAATAATTCAATAGTATTTTTATAGTCAATAATAATCTCAACAATACCATTTTCATAAAAAATATCTAATAATATTTCATTCATTATATATTTTATTAATATTATAATTACTGATATTAGTTTAATTTAAAATAATAATATAAAAAATAAAAAATAATATTATTTAATATAGTATATAATAAATATGCCAAGGCAAAAAAAGTTAGTTGAAACACCATCAATTCTTAAAAAGAGAACTGTTAGAAGTAAAACAAAAGGATTACGCGCAGAAAAGAAAAAAGGTTTTTTAGAGAAAGTTTTTAAACATAAAAAATTAACTCCAACACCATCAACAAGAAAAACATATATGGATGATGATGATGAACCAACCAAAAGAAGAAGACGAAAAACAAAGAAAAAGAATAGAGATAGAGATTCATCTACAAGACGACGTATTTCCACAAGTGGAATGTCAATTACTGATAAAATTGTATCACCA